AATGAATCGTACTGATTCAAAGAGGCCAATCTCGCCATTGTAGATACCTTCTGGGTTTACGTAGTTAGCTGGTGTACGCCATGCTGCTACGTCTGTGTTTGAACGGAAGTCGTACGACACGTCTGGGTGGATGAAGCCAATGTACGAACCATTGAAGGTTGCAACGTTTGCACCACGCAAAGCAGCTACCTGCTTACGGATGTCGTTTGCTACCAAGATGTCGTCAACAGCCAGCGTTACACGTGATGTTGCTGGTGAAGCTCCACCTGTTGAGTAAGCAACGTTGGTTCCTGCGGCAAGAACTTCACGGACAACTTGGTCGATTGAATCGCCAGCGTTGTATCCAATGATGTTTGCTGCTGCTGAATCAACATCCAAGAATGCTGTTCCACGCAACTTAGCTGTCGTAACAACCGCATTGCCGTATTCAGCCAAGGTTACAGTAACCTGACTGTCCGACAACGCAACTGGTGTTACGTCCGTTACTTCGTTCAACGTAGATGTTGCTGCTGCAATGTCTGCGAAGATAGTGAATGTGACACCAGTTCCAGGCATTGCCTGTGCTACTGGTTGTACGTCTGCTGCCTGGTCGAAGAGGAGTTCTGAACGCAATGCGAAGTACGCAAGACGGTCAAACGCGACCTGATCTACAGAGAGAGACGAGAGTTGTGTTTCGCCTGCCATGATTAATTCTCCTTAAAGAATTGGTTAATTGTTGATTTGATTCATTCTTGCTTGAGCCAACAATTCCATTACTTCTTTTTCAGATTTAGCGTTCGCGATTCTAGCGCCATAGTCAACCACCGCGTCTGACGTATCTCCAACGCGTGATGCGTTACCAACCCGATCCCAAGCTTGCTTCTCCTGTGTAGGCATTACTTGCTGTGGTTCTTGATTCTTAATGAGATTTGCTTCTGCGGCTGCAACACGAATTGCCTCGGGTGTGAGTTCACCATCGTAAGCCTTCACGAAATACTTAGACATCCCTGAAGATAGGTCTACACCTGCCTTCACAAATGCCAACTCTCGCTGAGCTGACTTAGCTTCATCTGCTTGCTGACGCAAGTTTTTAACCTCTGACTCCAACTCACGCATTCTCGCGCGAACAGGATTCTTTGTTGCCTGGTCTTCTTGTTGAACGTTTTCTTCTTCATAGAAGTCTTGTTCTTGCATGACCCACTCCTCCGCCCACACTTGGCTGGAGGGGCCAAATGGCTGCATATCTCACCCCTATTAACACATTGAAATCGGGGGGATTTCCAACGGTTATCCCTAATGGGATAAGATCAATGATACATCACAATAAGTGATTGTCAATAGCTGGCTATCTGTATTAAAGATTTGACTGCCCGTACCCAGATTTGAGAGAACCGCTCTCACCTTGAGTCAAGGTTGCTGAACCACCACTAGCGGATACATCACCGATACGGCGTTTCTTTCTTTCTTCTACTTTTCTTTTAGCTTCAGCATCTGTACCTAACGCAGCTTTAGCAAAGTCAATATCAGAAATCTGCTCTTCACCAAACCCACCACGTCGCAGTTCACCCATCTGCCCAATGTTTGCAAAAGCTGTCTCTGCTTCTGTAGTGGTAATACCTTGCCTTACAAACTGTTCAGCATCAGCTGCCCCTAAATTAATCTTTGACAACCTCTGAGCATTCTCTGCAATCAAAGCAGCCTGCGCCTGACGTTTGTAATCTGGGGACATAAGATCCCTAGCCCGTTCAGGGTCGATTACATATGCGAGAAGATCACCGTCAGTAATCCCATACAGTTCAGCCATCTTTGCTTTAACAGAAGGGGAAGCATCACGGACCACCGAGTACGCATCCTTAAGACGGTTGTTCAACTCCGTAACAGATACATCTCCACCAATAAGTCTTTCAAAATCTTCCGACGAATCATAAAACCCTTGCGGCAAACCATTGGCTGCCAAAGTTTCTTTGTACTGCTTTTCCAAAGCAATATAAGTAGCTGGCAAAAGTTCTTTGAACCCTAAAGATTTACGTCGTTCGTTACCAGCAAACCTTTTCTTGTAAGCCTCTTGTTCACGTAACGCAAAGATAAAAGAGTTTGATTCATCAATATCTATTTCCTGTTTAGCGTACAAAGAATACGCAAACTCATACAAACTCTCAAGTCCATATGAAGCTAAAGCTTGACGAAGTATTTCTTTTGCGTTAACAGCTGGAGAAAATTCGTCTCCGCCACCGTCGTCATCACCTCCGTCGTCGTCACCTCCGTCGTCGTCACCTCCGTCGTCGTCACCACCAGCAGCACGATCCTTGCCTTGTTGAATAAGAATAGCAAGAGCATCTTGTCTTTGTTTTAAAGTACCTGAACCAACACCAGTATTTCCTACAAGCTCATTGATGTACGATTCATCGCCATAATATCCACGTGCTTCATAAACAGCAGCGGGATCTAATGCTTCTGGTGTTTGTGTAGATAGATCACTACCGCCCGCATCACCATCAAGCATCATTTCATTACTTACGTTACTCATCAACTAACCTCTCCAAATGCTTTAGCTATAGTAAAAGCCATAGAACGTGCATCCTGTTTTGCTCTCTTAGTCCTATCAAAACCATACTTAGGATCAGTACGAAGCATAGTTTCCCACTCACCCAAATTAGGTGGCGGAGTAGTAGGTCCACCAAACGCTGCTCTAAACTTCGGATCGTTAAACGAAATAGATTCTGGACTCAACTCCAAAGTGTTTGCAGCAACAGTTCTATATTGACTGAAGATATCGTTAAGAGTTAAACCAGCATCAAGCATTGGTGCTAACTGAAAGTGCGCTGCTTTAGCCAACATCATGCCTTTCTTTTTAAGACTGTCAACCGTAATTGCTTCACCGTTATATTCTTTACCTTGAATAGATGCAAGAATTTGCTCATTTAAATCTGATGGATTGTAACCATAATCCAAAGCAATCTTCTTCAATGCCTGCGCATCTGCACCATCAAGAAGATCCTGTCTGCCACGAGCACGCGTACCAACAATGCTGTTCACATATTGAGATAACCCAAGCCCAGTAAAACCACGACGAGTGGCAACGTTTGCAATGTCATCTAGTTCTTTAGTGGTTAACCCAAGATCTCCGTAACCATTAGCAATAGCTATACGATTTAGTCGTATCTTGTCGGCTTTATCTACATCAAGTAGCGCATCAAAATCTTTAGTTGCCTTAATGGTTTCGTTGTAATACTTGGTTGCAAAAACCTTTGCATTGAAAGCATCAAGTCCAGCTCGAGTTGTAAAGTCATACTGCTTTGGTCTTTTAGCTACATCTTGAATAAGATCAATTAAGTCGTCACCAAACTTAGACCGAGCTTCTTGTTCCCCTGCGCCACCATCAACAAGCTTTGCAAACTGTGGGAACTGTGCGATAAACGCAGAACGCCAATCTTGTTTTGGTTCATTTTTTTTAACAGCCATTACTGTCCACCTAACAACGAGAAGATTTGATTGATTGCTTTACCAGCTGAGTATGAACCAAATTCACCAGGCGAAGCTTTCTTTGCTTGTTCTTCAGCTGCTACAGGTAAACTAGTTGGGTCTTCTGTGTTGGATAACTGTCGGCTTCTATCGCTGCTTTGAATAAAACTAATTGCTGATTTAAGTTCTGCTTGGGTTGGTGCTCTACCAAGTAACTCAAAAAAACTATTGCCAGTTTGTTTTGCTGCATCTTCTCTTGAAACAACAGAGATTGTTCTACCAGAACCGCCAGTAGCGCCAGCTGTAGGTATCTGACCAGTAGCAACTAGGTTAACTAATGCTTTCATTGTGCGACCCTTGCTGTTTGCAAGCATCATGAAAGCAGCTATTGCTGCTCTATCTTCGTACACTAATCCAAGACCTTGTAAAGCTTGTGCACTTGGTTTTTTGCCTTCATAGTAACCAAGTTTTTGCATTGTTGAAAACAACGCATTGCGGTCTGCTGTATTTGTTACTCTAAAAAATTCTGTATAGATGTCGTTTTGATCTGCAGCATATTTGTTAGGTCTAGCAATTGAATTGTTTTCGTCAACTAAACCACTACCTTCATAAAATACCTGTGATCCACCTGGGCCACGCAAAATTTTAACGGTGTTAGGAAAATATGGGACAACTGGGTTTGGTGTAGAACGTGGGAAAGCAACATTTTCTTGTTCTAAAATTTTTAAAGTTTTTGTGTCTTGAATATTGATAGCACGAGCAGGACTGGAAACCCTATCTACGAGGGGAGCATCTACAGCAGCACCACTAGCATCAGTTAATTCCATTTCAGCAAGGTCTTCTGCCGCTGTTGTAGTTTCTTTATCGCCGTTTGCCATTAGTCCTCTACCTCTGATGAAAGTAATCTTTGCCAGATTCTATCAAACTGTGGGTTTTGTTCAGCTAAACGGTTGCCGTAAGCGTACAAAGACTCAGCGTAAGGTTGAGCTTTCTTTGATTTAAGACTCTTCAAATTGTTGCCAGCCAATATTTGTTTACGTGCATTTAAGTATTCAACAAGGCTTGGAACTGTTTCATTGTTTGCCAAACGTGGATCTTTAACAATTTCCTCCAGTTTAATAAGTTGGTTCTCAAACTTACCAACCTCAAATTGGGCTACTGGTGGGAAACCAGGGTAATCTTGGCTCAATTTGTAACGGTAAGCCTGCAACTTTTCTCGTTCCGCTTCTGTTGGGAAAGCCCCAAACAGTTTACGGGCAGCACTATATTTGGATGAACCAATACGCAACTGAGCTAACTCAATCATCTCTCGGGGATTAAGCCCAGTTCGTTTCCCTTGTGATCTTTGTCGATTATAAACATCATAGTTAAATTCACCTGACGGCCCAAAGTAGGCAGCAACGTCTTTATATTTTCCGCTTAACAAGTCTTGGTTTTTAAGTTCCCATTCTCCGAACTCACCAGATGCTTCAAGTCCTGGGACCTCTGATTTAGTTTTTGAACCGATATACAACGCAGCTTCATTCCCAAAAACTTTTAAGAAACGCGGAACCGCAGTATCGTAATCTTCTTGTTGCATTTTACTAAACACTTTAACCATCTCGTCAACAAAAATATCTTTGTCGCCTACCTTGATTTCAAAACCAACCTGTGGTGATGTCGGACCAAAAAACTGTTGCGCAATTTTAATAAGACTTATTGTTCGTGCATCCCTCAAAGAATCTTTTTCAAGAACTTTAAAACCCTCTTCGGTTGAGATATCGTAATCACCAGAAGCAAAGTTAGCTTGAGTTGTTTGAGACAACGTACTTGCAAAAGATGTGTTTAATCCAATAGCGTTTGTATCTACATAACTGTAAATTAAAGACGTTAACTTGTTGACCGCACCTGGAAGTGGATTAAATTGACCAGCTATTTCTTGTTTTGACAAACCAGTTTTTCCGTATGGCAAAAGAGTTTTAACAATAAGATTTGTTTCTGGAAAATTTCTTAAAGCAAACGACATAGGGATTTGAGCAAGCGGTCCAACACCTGGAATCCAACTCATACCTTGGCTTAATTGTTTTACTGGTGCTTCAAAAAACGATTTAACTCCAGCAGCCCTTAAAGCAATAGGCAACCCAAATATTTCAGGGAACCTAAAGAAGTTGTCCCCTGTTTGTGGATCTTCGTATATGAAACCACGACCATCACCGTCAGGGTCGGCTTGACCAAGGTTGTTTGCAAACCTTGCTGCTCTAGCCAAACGGCTTGGGTCTTCTATCATGAAGCTCATATATCGACCAGCAATTTCTCGCCATGCACTAGCAAATGGAAAGATGATTCGGGTTATGTCTTCAAGATTGTTTTTGTTTGATGCGTCATAAAGCAACTCTTTAGTTTTTGTAATGCCCACTAAACGTGCATAGTCATCAAGATCTGAAGCTTTCAATGTTCCGTTACCAGGGGTGCTGGCTATTTGTTTTAGTTTTGCAGCGGTATCTGAGCTCCCTATGTACTTCCCAATGTCATCTCCAAAACCAGCGCTCTTAGCTGATTTCTTAAGCTTAGTTATCAATGCTTGAGCTTCGCTAGTTTGCAGTCTGCCTATCTGATTACTAATTTCATCGTAATAAAACTTTCTGAAAACAGGGCTACGTTCCAAAGTCTTTACATATTTTCCTCCGTAAAGATCTTGAAAAAAGAAATTAGTAAAATCATCTAACTTATCTTGAGCTGCACTAAACAGTTTTCTGCCTTCATCATTGTTTATTCGTGTTAATTCTTTTGCATATTGTTGAGCAAGGCCGTTGCCAGTTCCAGCAACATCAACAGGTTGACGGTTGATTAATCGAATTGCATCTTTGTGGTATTTAAAAGTTCCTTGACCAGTTGCAGAACCATTTAATACTGGTTGAATAACCGCTTCTGATTTATCGAAAGCAACAACAATACCTTCTTTGTCGTCAGACAACTTTACAAAACTGCCAAGCTTTAATTCTTCGTTTGGAAACTTCATTGTAAAATCATCTGGGTTTAGGACAATACGATCCCCAAAAGGAACGCGGTCAAACGCCGCAATGAAAGTTACTTCTGGTATGTTGCCTGTTAAGTTTTTAACATTGGCATAAGGAATATCTTTCGAGTGTTCACGTAACCATGCCAAACGCTCATCCTTGGTTAAACCAGACAAAGACCTTCCTGGACCTTGAATGTCATCGTTGGCTATAGTTTTAAAACCAATCCCACGTTGATAGATGCCATCTATTTCTCTAAAGTTTTCAGCTTTGTTTGCAACTATTGATAAAGAATCAAGAAGTTCGTCTTCAGCTATATTAAAAACCAAACCTTGTGCTGCAGTTTTTTGCAACTCGTCTTGATGTGCTAAACGCAAACTGTCTAATACGGCTTCAGCAAAAACTTTATCCCCTTGTGCTTTGCTAATTACAGTATAAGACCCAGTAGAAATTTCATGGCTTCCGCTTCTCGGTCCGTTCATCCCCTGTTTACGTGATGACATCTGAAGCAACTCTGCGTGTTCAACACGCAGCTCTTTCCAAGCTTCTTGGATTTCAAGATTGTTTTCATCTTTGTCTTTACCAAAAAGCTGTTTACTTTTTATTGTTAATTGCTCACCCAAAACAGAACGTTCCCTTGTAGATAAATCGTATTTTTTTGCCAACCTAAGCAGTTTGTTTGCAGCCGAAGTTTCACCAAGAATTAAAGAAATATATTCTCCAGGGTGATTTAAAATTCCAGAAGCACCACCAATTGCCATACGTACTTGCGCATCTATTGAGTTGCGCATGATGTAGCCAATGGTTGCAAGGTTAAGTGGTTTCCAAATGGCGTTTTGCAAACCGTCTAGTACGTCAATTACTAATGCTTGCTCCCCTGTATAAACCCGTTTTGTTGAGCTTTTAACTAACAGGTCTTGTTCTTGCAAAAGCGCAGCCCGAGCTTTTTCCATAGCAACATCACCTGTATTTTTGGCTGGCATTTTATTTAACTTGGCTTGAATCTCATCGTAACGTGGTTGATCTAAAATTTCTTCTACTTGTAATTTTCTTATTCTAGAAAGCTTAAAAGGTTTTGTCCCCTGTGCGTTGACTCCAACCTTGTTAAGTGTTTCCCTAATGAATGGGTTATTGGTAAGTCTGCGTAATTCCCTTGGATCTGGAAGTGTTTGAACACGATCAAACAATTGTGAAAGTTGCATTGGTCGAGCAAACTGTATATTGCCCTCACCTACCTCTGCCGCTTTTTCCATAAACTCATCCCAAACAGATTGCGGAAAATGCTTTTTAAGTAAGTCCCCATAGGTTTTCATAAAACCGTTATCTGTTTCGTTACCCATTCTGTCCAACATGTAAACACGAAGACGTGCTGAGGACCCATTAACTCTGTCAAACAACAGTTTTGTTACTTCATCCCTAACACCATTAAGTTTTAAAGTGTCTTTAAGAAACCGTTCATACAACTTATAAGCATCACGTTGATCGTCAGCAGTTGATATTGCCCTAAAGTTATTTAAGGCATCTTTAGTAAATGTGGAAAGCGCTTCTTCTGTTGCTCCAGAACTTTTTAAAGATAGATACATGTTCTTCACGGCAGCTATACGGTCAGAGTCGGTGCCGTTAATAACTATTTGCGAAGCAGGAATGTTAGTAAGCAACCTTGAATTCTTGAGTGGTGTTTTTTCAATAAGATATTTAACTGGGTATGTACTTATGCCAGCTTGAATATCTTTGATTCTGGTGCTTAAAGTACTTGCACCAATTGCATACTGATTAACCAATTCAGCTTTTACCGCTTCTGGAGTTTTTGATTTTGCTAAACGTTGAATAGTTTCTGGAGAAAGTTTCCAATCAAACTTCTTAGCTATTGCTAACTCGTCTCCTTCTTCTGCAATTTCTTTGATGGCTTTAACTGCCGTAGGGTTGACATCCATAAACCTATTCCATTTTTGAACATCAAGAGATAACCCTGTTAATGATTTTGTTAAACCAGCTTGAGCATTTAAAGCCAATCTGTAAGAAGCAGCATCGGCTTTGGTTAAAGTAGGAACAATCCCCGAAGCAAACTTAACAGCTTCAGCTAAATCGTCTGTGTTTCTTAAAGCCGTTGGTAAATTTTTTGCAAGAATTCCAGCCGTTTTAACTCCCCTGTATGCATATTTGGTTGGATCTGGTACAGCTACCGTAACCATAAAATCAAAAAATCCAGATACCCCGTTATACCAAAGACCTTCTTCTAATCCAACACTTGAAGCTATACCTCGACCAATTGTAAAAGCAGATCCATTAATCATGCCTCTTGTTCTTCTAGCAGCTTCAGATTGTTGAGCTTGCAGTTCTTCTGTAATAAAAAATCCATCGCCTTGATCGTCCCAATTTTTTAACAATTGGACCAAGCTAAAAGAATCTAAAGCGTCTTTAACTGAATAACTTCTCTTACTTCCTTCTTTGGTGCCAAGTGTTCCAAGTGAAAAGATAGTTTGCAACGCTTCTGGAATTGCAGCACCAGTACTTATCGCTACTCGGGAAACACCTTTAATTGCCCCATAAACACCAGGGTCTCCAAATTCAAAGAAGCTTCTATCTACTGTTTTGTTTTCAGATACAGCTTTTACCGCTTCACGTGTTTTGTCGGTTAATGTATATTGTTTTGCTTTTCCATATAGGTCATGGGCAGAAGATGGGTTGTCAATAAAATTGCGGGCATACAGTTCCGATGCTTTATCTACAGCTTGATCGCTTGCATAGTTCTTAGCTAAAGAAAGTTGAACGTTGGCTGGCATCCAAGGCGCTCTGTCATTGATATATGAAACACGTTGAGTAACCAATGGGTCAACAACCGTAGGTTGAACAGGCTGTTGTTTAGTTGCAGCCTCTTGAAGAATTACAGATTTAGTCTGCTTATCTAATTTGTTTTGCCAAGACATTAACTTGTCTCGTATTTGTCAATTAAATCACCGAGTCCACTATTTGGATCAAACCGTGCAATGTTTCGCAACTCTGTTACTGCATCGTTAAGTGGATTTGGAATTCTAATACCTGCTTGTGTTGGCCCTATACCTGGACCGAACGGAGCGCCAGCAGTAATTGGTTCGTTAGGATTGTTAGTCATAGCAAGCAAATCAATTGGTTTTCTTGGTGCTTGTTGTTGTACTTGTCGATCTCCAGCAGCAGGTCCAGACGGCACTTGTTTAAGTCCATCCATAAGTTTCTTAACTTCGCCATACTGGTTACTTGGCCCCACCTTTGGTGTCATGGTGCTGCCAATAACGTTTGCTTTATTTTGTAAGTCTGTTCGTATTGCCATCTCAGCCTCCGATTTGTGCTAGTAGTGCGTCTAATCCTTGTGGTCCAGGAGGTGGTTGCATTGGAGATTCCGCACCCATTCCCGCAGGTGCTAAACCAGGCATAGCTTCTGGCGAACCAGGAGGGACTAATGCTGCTTGTCTGTCTCGTGCACGTTGATCTGTGCGCTTAACGGCTTCATACAAAGTTACATTCTGTTCAACAACCAAGCGGGTTAGATAAGCCAAATCTTCTGGTTGATATGGTCCATTTGGATCTACTGCCTGTTGTTGAATAGAGCTAAGCAATGCTGACTCAACACCTTCAGAAATGATTCTATCATGTTCAAGATCTGGGTCAGAGATTAGTGGGTCTGCTTCTCGTGCAGATTCTTTGCTCATCAATCCAGTACCCAGTCTTTGTCCAAGACCTACAATCAATCCGTTTACATCTGAACCAGCAGCCGAATATGTTACGTAATGGAAATCGTTGTTCCATAGTTGATTAGGAACATAGATAGACATGCCTGCTGCGGCTCGACCTGGAATGTAGAACGACTTCTGAAATTGACCCCAGTACGCTCTTTCAATAGCAATAGCAATCTTGTCCTCTTGAATTAAAGATGACTCAAAGATTGCTTGTGCTTCCTGTACACGGTAGTCAACTGTTGCCGACAGTACCGAATCTCCACGACGTCCAGTACGGATGTTGCTTCCTGATTCTCCACCAAACTCTGCAGGGATAGCACCCTCTAAACGTTCTTGACGCTCAAGACGATCCAATGCTGTATCAGTTTTGTATCCAGGGTTCACTTGTAACTGTTGAATATCTCCACCCTTAACAACACCAAGCTGTCCAGTCTTGCCGTCAGCAACTTGAATGATCTCAGGGTTCTCTCCTGAACGTGCAATCAAATATTCTTCAGGAAAGATACCACGCTCAATAGCAATTTCTGTAAGCGCTTGCAAACGTGCACGTGTGTAGTACATGCCAAGAACGCCGTCAAACTGACCGCGTGGCGAATCTAAAGTGATACGTCGTGGGTTAACAACAAGTGGCATACCTGTACGGTTTGGGATTTGCTCCAATATGGTTGCATTAAAGCCACCGTACATAAGAGCATCTTCGTATGAATCATCTGCGTTACCAACAACACAAAGCTGAATACCTTCAGGGGATACATACTCAAGCAACAAGAACTTCTTGTCAACTTCTAAATCTTTAACACCAAGTTGCCCAAGCAACATTTCACCGTATGTACGAACCAACCAAGATACGGTTACACGGTAAGCAAAAATACAATCGTAAGGTAGTGGATCATCTGCGTCTTCTACTGGGGCAGCGTAGGTATCAAGAGGATTACGTACGGTCCATGTAGGCATTGAAGTTTTAAAGTTTGGTTTAATAACTACTGGTGCGTTTGAATAAGCCAACAGATGTCGAGCCCTGCGGCGCAACTTCATATTCATTCTGTTGTGGTCCCAGATAGCAAGCATTGCTTGTTTCTTTTGACGAGCCTGATTCTTGGCCCGTTCAGATCCATCTTTTGTTGGAGGGAAGAAAGGCTGTGGCATTGTTGATGCAACACGCATAGACATCTGATCCAAACCCTGAACGAGCAAGTTAGCTACAGATGTTTTAGAGTTCCTATCTAGTTCGTTAAGTGGAACAACAATGTCTCCGTTGGCAAGATCGCGGACACGCCGCATTTGCTCTTTGATCGGTCCGTCGTTTTTCTTTCGTTGATTGTAAAGCTCAACGATCTCTTGAGCAGCAAGCATTAAAACCTACGACCACCAAGCAAATTAGCTAAAGCCGTAGGCTGCCTATTGTTATTTTTTTTAGGTGCAGCTTTCTTAGCTGGAGCTTTCTTGGCTGGAGCTTTCTTGGCTGGAGCCTTCTTAACTGCAGCTTTCTTAGCTGCTTCACTAATAGGTTTAGGTTGTTTCAACGGATCTTGACTTGCTGGAGTTTTTGCTTTTGGTGCAACTCCACGCATTTTGTTAAGTCGTTCAACAGCTCCTGCACGCCTTCGTTCTCTTGCTAAATCTGCTGCTGTTCTACCAGCTGACCGTTGATTATTGGCTCTAATAAATTTTTGATTCTTTGTAATAAAATCTTGTCTAAGAGTACCTGACAATTTATCTAGTTGACCTTTGCCACCAGTATTAAACCATGTATTAAATTGATCTTGAGTTTCAAATGTATTTCGGAATGTTTGTCCTGTTGGTTTTGTTGACAAGGCTGGTTTAGCAGCTGGCTTAGCAACTGGCTTAGCAACTGGCTTAGCTGCTGGTTTAACAGCTGGTCTACCTGCGCTGCCAGACGATGTAATAGTTTTACCTTCAATACCTAAACCGCGTGAACGGAATACTGGATTACCGCCCACACCTTGTTGACCAATATTTAAAGTTGATCCTGGTGCTGGTACATCTTGATACGGTGCAGCCTGTGCATCAGCTTTTTTAAACGTAGGTTTTTTAGCTGGAGCTTTCTTAGCTGGAGCCTTTTTGGCTACTTCGGTTTTAATGTTTTCTACAACCTTGGCATTCTTTAAACCAAGTTCAATTTGTTTATCTGCTTGTGTTTGCAAATTTGTTTGTTTAGAATTTTCAACCATAACATCAGCTTTAGCTCTTCTTTGTGCAGGTGTTACCGATGGCATAGCATCAGCTTTAGCTTTTCTTTGTGCAGATGTTACCGATGGTGATTTAGTCGGAGCCTTCTTGGCAACAGGAGCTTTCTTGGGAACAGGAGCCTTTTTAGCAACAGGAGCAGCTGGCATATCAAACACACGATCAACAACTCGTTGACCACGTGGCAATTGAAGCGGAGGTTTTTTACCTGTTAACGTTTTTGTTTGAACTACACTTACAAATTTTGAAGCTTTACTAGCTGCTCTAGCTCCTCTTACCGAAGTTGAAAGATATCCTACGCCAGATACATTTGCAATTCCCGTTACTACTCCCAACAATCCTTCGCCAATTCTGTTTTTTAAAGGAGCGCTTTTGTTATCCATAGCTCTTTGAATTGCAGCAGAGCCAGTTGCTTCATCTATAAATAGATCTATGTTTCTTTTAGCAGATGCAGCGCCAGACACAATATCTTTACCAAGTTGTTTAAATCCAGTTCCTTTAGATTTGCTGCTTGTTTGTACTGTGCCAGGTTTAAATCCAGGGACAGGTTTACGCATAGATGGTGAGACATATCCGCCAGTTTGTCTCACGGTAGGTGCAGGCGTAGGTGTAGTGTTGTTGTTGTTGTTGCCAGTAAATTTGGCAACATCTGTAGGTGTATAGAAACCTGCACGTTGTACGTCACCGCTAGCAAACTTCTGTCGAAGAGCAGCTCTGCGTTCTTTGGTTACTTCAGCCCCAGACTTTTCAAGTTCTTTTACACGTGTCTGTACGTAGAACTGTTGACGTGCCTTTGCTGGATCTAGATCAGGTTTTGATTGGACGAACTCTTTACGTTGCCTGATCCGCTCTAGTTCTTCTGGGGTACGCTTTTTCGCCATTTAGTCTCCAATTCCTGTATGTATAAAATAGCACACGCTATATCCAAGAAGGACGCCACATCTTTGGAGGGGCATGAAGTGGACGCAACGATGGCATATGTAGTTCAGCAAACCAATGCGCCATCACCAAGTCGGTGCCGTTCTTCTTATCTCTAGTCCAAGAAGCCATCTCATCTACAAAAGCCATGGTCTTCCAGTTGGCACGCATGGTTGGAATTCTTACTTGACCTGAACGCCAAAGCGGTGGCAGTAAAGCTTCCACACCTAGGTTCTCGTCAAACTTGTTACGTGCTGTTGTGTGTGGCACTACGTTTACTCCATGCAAAGCTTGCCATCTACGAACAAAGTCGTGGGCTAACAAGAATCGTTGAGCTGCGTTAATCTCTACAATCCAATGAGATATCGGATAACCGTAAGCCATTGAACGGTTCTGCCATTCTTCCATGATCCCACCAAACTGGCGGGTCTGTGTGTCGTAACCAAGTAAGTCTTCTGCTGTTAGCTTTACTCGTTCTACGTCAACAAGGTATCTAAGGTTAGTAGATGGTTGATACAGCCACCATTGCAACGCCCAGAACATTGTTGGTGATGGGTCTACTGATGCAATAGAAATAATTGGTGGCACTAAACCTTCAGGGATATATCCTGCTTGTCGGTCATTATCGATGCAGCCTGGGTATAGTACGCCGTCTGGACCTAGACCACCAGTTGCCCACACACGGTTAATCAAGTAATGATCTTCCGATATATCTTTTTGTTGATAGACAACATCAAACTTTCCAGGGGAGCTGTGTCTTACGTATGATAGATCTTTCCATGAAAGACGGAATGGTTCGAGTAGCGGTCCATTGGGCCATGCTTCTGCGTCTTGTCGTCGAGACTTAGGACCATCATCTAGTTCTTCGTAGTAAGCTTTATAGATCAAGTGATGATACTTGTATGTCTTAACTGGTTCTTTATCTTCAGATACATCGGTAACATCAGCGCCGTCATAGTCGTCTGCGTCGTAAGCAACTTTGGCAAGACAATGCGCGTAAAGATCTAGCGGTCCGAGACGTTGACCGATAACAGCCAACATGCCACCTGGATCAACACGGGCTTCTGCCATTGAATCCCAACGTTCAATAAGTTTGTCACGGGCAACAGACTCTTTGCTGTTCTCTGGTGATGCAACGTCGTCAAACAAACATAGATCGGCACGATGTCCGATGAACTCTGATTCGATACCGTATGCGCTTACTGTTGGCTCTTTGTTATCCAGACCACCAGATCCTTGTTGTTCTACTACGAACTCCTCTGCACGCCACAGGGCGCCAACATGGTTTGGCCTGAAACGCCCATAGTCCAAAGACAGGCATCCTTCTGCGTTGATAGCCAATCCTTTAGCAACCATGTCTGGGTCAGGGATAAGTGGCGATGTACGCTCCAAGGTTTCACGGATACGACGTGAGTACATCTTTGCAAGAGTTTGAGAGATTGACCCGATCATTACACGGATTGCTCGGTTGCGTACAATACACCAAACAGCTACGTCGTGGAACAGCGTCGACTTACCTACACCTGGAGGACAGTTAAGAACCATGAACTGTTTCTGTGAATCTTCAAGCATTGCCACAATCTGGTATGCAGCATCAACCTGCCACGGTGAAGGAACACGCCCCAGATACACGGCACGGAAATAATCAAAGTCTTCTAATCCGCGTTGCGCTCTTTCAGACAACCTGCTAGATGGGATGACAGGTGGCATGTTAACCATCTCCACTCTGTCTCTTTCAACAGAACCTCTACCACCACTTGGCTTAGCTAACTTGACTTGTTCTAACTCAAGTTTGGCTTCAGTTTCTTTTGCTTTAGAACGCCACTTAACTGCTGTGTTATAGCAAACACCAGAGATACGTGCAGCTTCTTTAGTAGATACACCAGATTGTAAAGCCTGCCAGAACAGCGCTCGATCTTCAGCCGAGATCGCCCTTCTACCTTGGGACATTACTTTTTCTTATTAATATAATTCATCATCGTGTTCTGGAGATTCAGTTTCCCTTTGGCTGTAAGTTTGCCACCAATCTCTTCAACATAATCCCCAACCTTATATTTCTTAACAATGCTTTCAGCTGCTTTAGCTGCATCATATTCCATCCCTGCTTCAGTAGAAGGCATACGCCCAAAAACTGGGTGGTCTGGTGAGAACTGTTTTGGATTAGTTGAAGCCGACGGGCGCGGCAAACTACTTTTAGGTAATTTAATAGCACCAGCTTTATAAGCTTTATAATAACTGTAAACCCCTGCGCCGCTCATAAGGGCATTAGCAATAGTGTAGCCATCCATACCCATGCTCAGCTGGTTACGCACAGCATCAGACTCTCCGCCGCCTTCTTCTATCTTAGTTTCGTTAGAGACTGGGTTGGTCATTGATTCTTTATACTCAGATAACGAACCGTAATAGTTAACGCGACCAGATTTCTTTTTTTGCATGTTGCTAACTATACACCATGGTGCTAGAGTGACCAGACTTACAACGAGCTAAAGCACGGGCCGTACTCTATTCGCACAGAGCGGGGCATTGAACACCAGGCAACTGGGGTAGATCTCCCATGACTGGGAGAAGCGACGTGATGAACGATACATCATCAACTAAGGTGTCGGCTAAATGCTTAGCTACGGCGACCTGCTCCATAAAGGATGCAAACCGTGGGGGGAGCTGACAAGTCTGCCTCAATACACAACAGTTAACCAGCGTATGTGTACCGTATGCACACAAACTAGCGCCGTAAACCACAGAAAATGTAACAAATCCACACATATACAGGACGGGTATTACCCCCCCCTGGGGGTAGGGTAGGCTAGGCAGACCCCTAGTTGCCTAGAGACCTACCTAGCCTGAGCCTTACTTCTCTACGCTGTAGAGTGTATAGCCCATTTCGCCCTTGGCGAAGTTTGCGCCTACTGTCTTAACTTTCTTGTCAATTCTGACAAGTGTTGGACTTCCGAAACGGTTTACGAGTTTGACGAGTTCGGACTTCTTACAGTCTCCAAGCCCATCAAATATCTTTGCACCGTAAACGGCATCACCTGTCTTCTTACTGCCTGAGACTAAGCCCCAAGCACCTATCTTTTCTTTAGTCGCCATTTGGTTTACCCCTTTTTTATTGGCTCATCAGTTCGGTTGAACTGACTACAACCATTGAAGCACACTCTCAGGGCTGTGTCAAATCAGGCAATTTTCGGCGTATATATGAAGCAATCTCTACGCCGTATCCCCTAAGCGTTACGCCCTACGCATACACTAAGCCGTTATCGGTAGTCCTACACAATAACGCTATCGGTAGCAGTAGGGTATCGCCCCCTAGAGACTAAAGGGGTTAAGTCTCTAAGGGGCTTTACAACCCTAACGGTCAGCCGTAACCAACCAAGCAACAATGAATACAATTAGGGTAAATGTCTTACTCATTATGTCATAGTCCCTTCTCCTTCCATATTGTTTGTTTCCATTGAGTTGTAATCACTCATCATCAGGGTCGAACAATCCAAATAAGCCTTTGCCTTCTTTAATGTCTTCTGCGATATCTTCTTTGACCATACCCATAATCTGGTCATACATCACAGGGCTTTGAGCCTTGAGCATTAACGGTTGAGACAGGTGAGTATAAGTGTTTCTTAAGAACTTATAGTCCCACTTGTTGTCAAACTGGTCAAGGTCAGGTGCTTCATCTTCGTTGGTATCCCACGACTTGGTTATCTTATCGCCAGTCGCCAATATCTTTTGGAACACAAGGATATTACCCAACACCATAGCCTGAACTGAATAGTCGTGGCGTTTAGCCCTAGCAACTAAGCCTGCTGGTTCTTTCCATTGACTAAGGATAAGCGCAGTCTTTAAGTCGCCTAAGAATTTAGGGAACTTAGATAACGGGATATCGTCAGTAATGAGTGTAACCTTGCCTGCTTGGTAGTTCTCTTCGTCAAGTGTGTCAGAGCGACCATTGCTAACTAGTTGCCCATCTCCTGACTCTATGGCTTCTTTGGCATCTTCGGTGTCCACAACTTGGATTGTATAGAACTGTGTCTCTTTGAGTGGCTTGTCTTTATCCATCTCTTTGATTAGGTTCTTGAATATCACTATGCCTTCAGTCAATGCGTCTGTAGGTTCAGCGATACGCTTACTCTCTTCGTTGATTAGGTTCTCTACTTCTGCCATTATGTCTTTGTCTTCCATTGTCTTAACCTTTCCCTTGTAGTTGTTTTAGTTTGGTTATTGCTTGGTGATTAGTTCTACAGACAGTAACGCCAAAGCGTTGAACTATTCTGTCGCACTCACCACTAAGGTCTACATTCTGTTGGTCTCTCATACCAGTAACTCTCCCGTCGCTAATCCAAATGACTGGCTGACGAGAGTTCTCTCTTAGTTCCTTAAGCCCATACATAAGTGCTGGTGCGTCACAACCATTACCACCTGGAAAGTGTGGCAACTGACGCACCCTACGACCTTTACGGGCTACCACCCAAGCGTTAGGGTTCTCTTGACTAACTGATGAACCAGTTGAGTAGCAAAGGATTGTAGCCCCTGCTGACGCTTGTATCATCTCGTCAATCTCCCTTTCGTCTAAGTTCATAGAGCCTGAGCAGTCAATGACTACGACTGCCCCTATCGCTCTAGTCTTGCGAGTAAAGATACGCTGTTCAGGGTCAGAGTATATGCGACTGATATTCTTAATCGTTCTACCCGTATCTGTATACATTAACTTTCTACCCATCTTGCCAGTATGGACTAAAGGCAACTCAGGTTTAGACACAATCAACGGATACCAACGGTCTGAGCCATCAGAGTAGCCAGGTTTGCCACCCTTTTGGTCTGCGTAAGTATCACCGTTCTTCTTGATTGTTTCTTCTTGTTCTCTTGTCTTGAAGTTGCCAGAAGCATATCTCGATAAGCGTTCTATCTCTCTAGCAAGTTCTTTGTATACCTTGTAAGCCTTCTTACGGTCATAAGCACTACTGCTATTTATCCGTGAGACTGCTCGCCAGTTCCAACTGCCTTGTTCGTAATCACTAGCAAGAGAACTACCACAACTCGTAAGCAAATCAGCGACAGGTTGTATCGTGATATCACGAACTATCTGCTCAAATGCTTCGGTGTTACAGTAACTCAACGCCTTTGCGATTAACTCTTCGTTAGGTGTTGGCTCACTAAGCATAAGAGATAATGCTTTGGTGTTTAACACATTGGTTGTTGGGTCGTCATTGAACGCAGTCTTGTATGCTGTGTTAGCAAGTATCTGCTCAGCATATTTAAGACTTGTTGGTTTGACTTTCCAACTCTTAGCCAATCGCTTAGAGTTAGCCAACTGAAATCGGCTAAGCACTAATGCGAAACGCCTAAGGCGACGGCTTGTTATGCCTTCACCAGTAGGTGCTTGGTAAGTGTGTGGTTTAGTAGGCGTTCCGAACTGAACACTCACACCGTCAAGGTCTGTTGGTGTAGCACCAGACTGATAACGGTTATGAAGTAAATCAGGTCTTTGACCTAACGCTTCTGGAACTAAAGTATGCCTTGGTTGTTTACTTTCCATTTCGTTTCCCCTTTTTGTTTATGGCTTTGATAAGTGCGTCTGCTAACGACCCTGTTGCTTTACCGTCATCAGTAATAACTTCATCAGGGTTGTCTTCAAACCTAAGAACTGAGAACACTTCAGACCTGTTGGCGACAAGCATTAAGCGAACTCGTCGTCTATCAGGGTGTTTACTTGGTGCTTCATCAGGCTCTTTGTTCTTGGTGATAGGTGCTGCCCAACCACAAGTGATAACTCCCAAGTAACTATGGGTATCTAACACTTGGGCTACATCATCACCTTCAAGTAGGTCATAGACATCACGATTAGAACTAACTGTCGTAATGTCTTGAACACTTGCGTTGTTATCTGACAAGCACTCAATAGCGAGTAGTTGTGCTTCACCGATAGAGAAGCCAAGTTTCTGGGTATGTATGATACCTTCGGAACTTGTTGCTACTGTCTCAATAAGTTTAGTAACCATTACGCTTCCACCTTTCGCAAGTTAATGCTGTCAATGATTTGCTCTGCTAATCTTGGCAAGCAAATCTCTACTGACTTGTGTAACTCATTGGTAGCACCGTAAAGTTTGGCAAACTCTACGAAGTTTCTAAGTGAGTAACGGTCTGACTTGTCTGTTCGTGAGACCACATTGAACGCTAAGTCCCTGAGATACTCAGGCAAACTAGCAATAGCGTCAGGGTGTGGCTCAGTTATTTCTAACTGAACAACTAGACGGTCTTGAATAGCACGCCCTAAGTCGTCAGGTTCACCGTTCATAGTGGCTACAACGCTGAAGCCTTCTGCTGGTTTGATTGTCTCACCAGTATCAGGGTTCTGCCACGAAGAACTAGCGTGTGTGTCGATTAGAGACATAAGGCGACTCTCAATATCGCCATTGACTCTGTTGATTTCATCAACGACTAAACGACCACCAGTTCTCCAAGCCTTGATAGCAACGCCTTCGTGGAACATAAGTTCCCTAGAGCCATTGACTACTGTTGGCTTATACATACCGATTAGGTCTGCGTCAGTCATCTCTTCTGTGCAAACTAGACGGTAAGCGTTCTCAGGATTAGTGTGGTAGTTCATAGCAAAGTATGTCTTCCCAGTTCCTGGTGCGCCGTATAGCAACACTCGCCCTAGGTTGTTACCTAGCGCATAACTTGCCTTGTCCCAAGGGCTTGTGAAGCCTTGGGTTTCTGTTGTTTCTTGTTCTACTAGCATTTTATTCTCCCTTGTTGTTTGTTGTTTGGTTGTTGTATTGCTTATTACTTTGAGAGTTGAAGACTCTCAAACCTTGTTGTTAATGCTTGTTTAATTTCTTTAATCAAAGGCAGTTCTACTTGGCTGTAAATTAACTCGTTATGAAAACTCACGGTTGAGTTCACTAACTTCTCTGCCTGTATACGGGTTACAGTTTCTATGATTTCTTCTAGCGTCATAAACTCCCTTTCGTTGTGTTGATAAAAAATATACTTGCTAAGGGTCGTGGGTATATCAGCCACGATTTACTGAGCGCATAGCAACGCTGGGGGGTAAGTGATAACGCAATAGCAAAATTTGCGTCGGGGAAAGTCTTACACGCCCCGTCGTCGCTGTCAAATCGGGGGTAAAATTTCGCAGTAAGAAGCAACCCGCGCGCGTGCGCCTGCGCCTGCGTGCGCGCGCACATACGCGCGCGTCACGACATGCCCGTTACTGGTAGCAGTCGTTACTGGTAGTGGTCACCAATGAAAGCAAGCAGCAATCAATGCGTCTACTAATTTACTTTCGCCTTGTTTGATTTTGGATTTAGCATACGTAACATTGTCTGCGTTGTCGCCTTGTCGGGTGATGATGTGCACGCCCCGAGGTGTAGTCAATGTGGTTAGATGCATAGTTACTTTGTCTTCGCAGTCTGCTGCGTTCTTATCTAAATCAAGGGCA